AAATGTGCATGCCCAGTGCGGCCGCGCCTCCCGACTGCAGGTCGCTCAGGATTTCCGCGCCGCTCCGGGCCTTATTACGCGCCACGGCTCAGGCCTCCTCTTTGCAGAGCACGACGAGCTCCTTATGCCGCTCTTCGAGGTCGTTCACGTGTACGACGTTTAGCTTCCGGCCGCCGTACACAAACCGCATCGTCGTGTTTACCGTCCGAAAACGCATCCTCACAACATCCGTGGCTTCGTACTGCACCCGCGCCGAGTTCCACCGCTCGCTGCCCTCGGTGCTCTCCACCGACGCCCAAACCTCCGCTATTGGAACCCAGTCTTCGTCCCGCTGAGACACGGCGTGCGTCACCGGATCCCGCCCAACAGGCGGCCCCTGCAGCCACAGCCTTTTGTCCAGCCGTCCAGCCCGCATGTCCAGAGTCCCTCTTAAATCGAAAATCGCTAGATTGGCCTTATCCGGTGCAGCCGAAGAAGCCGCTGCGCCGTCATCGAAAGCTCCGTTACCGTCGTCCCCGTCAGGATCTCTTCCCGATGCTCAAAACGCGTCGCTGCGGCCAGGTACACCGCATCCCGCACATACCCGGGAAGCCCGGCCTCCGTCTGCGAATACCCCGCCTTGAACGAAATGAACACCACGCTTTCCTGCTCGAGCACCGCGGGCCACGCCCGACCGTGCCCCAGCAACACCCGGCCCGGCTCCCGATCCTTGTCCACCCGGTAAGCCGACTCGTCCAGCGTTTGCTCAAGACCCTCAGGGTCCAGGTACTTGATTGACGTCACACCCACCAGCGGCGGCCGCGGCAACCGAATGCTCGACCTGCTGCCGTTCCACGGATCCCGAAACCCGTCTAGAGTCAACAGCAGTTCCTGCTCCACAAACGCCCGGTTCGCATACTCCTCGCAGCGTTCCCGGGCCGACGGAATGATGTCGTTTGCAATGAGCAGGTCCTGCGCGGCCAGGTCACTGTCGACCCGCGCGTAGGTCTTGAATTGCTCGAGGGTGATGGGTTCCACCGCCGGCGAAGTCACCACCACCAATCCGTACGACTCGCTCACTCCTGCCTCTCCGCTTGCGACAAGCCCCTAGATGCTCGAGCGCACCCCGCGAATGACAACGTCCGTCGCCTCCGTCGTGCCCGGGGTGATCTTGATGCTGGCCACTGCGTTCCCCGTAATCGGACGCGCCGGGCCCTGGTTCGAAACCCACACGAAAGGCTCGCCCTCGTTCAGCAGGATCGCGCCCACGCTCACGCCGCCGGCGTCCACAAAGTCGAGGCTCGCCGGCTTCGTGGCCTTCACCATGAACATGTCCAGGTCGTCCCCGTCGAACGTCTCCGTCGCGACCGCTTGCTTCGCCACCACCACCGCCGTGTCCTGCGCCGGAAGATTGCTTCCCGCGCCCGCGTCCACCGTGATGTTGTTCCCGTCCACCGTCGCGGTCATGCCCCGGCGCACGTAGCGAACCCCGTCGATCGCCCAGTGCACGTCCACCTTGTCCGACGTCGCGATCCCGTGACCCGCCCCCGCCGTGACCACGCCCGTATCGTTGTCCGTCCGCGTCGTCAGCGAACCCGCTTTCCCCGCGTTCAACTTGTCGCTGCCGATGTCGCACACCAGCAGGCTCTCGTTCGATCGGGACACCGAAGCCTGGATAAGCCCCGTCCCAACCGAAATCCCATACGTGATCGTTCCCGTGTTCAACGTGCTGTCTCCTCGATGTGGATGGGCCTAAACTTTTTCTGTCGGCTCGGCTTACCGCTTCTGCCAGGCCTTGATGTAGTCGATGTCAAGGGTGTTTGCCGAGGCCTCGCGGTTGATGAAGCCGACGTAGATGCACAGCGCTGTCGCGGCCGTGATGCCCGTGGCCTGGCGGCCCACGTGCGCGCCGTCCAGCCAGAATTCCGCGTTCCCGTCCGCGTCGAGCTCCACGCGATACGTGTGGTATTCGGCGTTTGCCGGCGTTACGCTCGTCGCCAGCACGGTTCCGTCCGTGTCCGCCTTGCACGTCACCGCGCGCACCACGTTCGACGTGGCATCCGCGTCCATAAAGAAGCCCGCGAAGTCGCTCGCCGTGGTCGTCAGCGCTTCCGCCGCAAAGGTCACGGCGATCAGGTCCGCGGCTTCGCCTTTCGCGTCCGAGAATCCGAAATTGAATGCCGTGTGCGCCACGTCCCCGCAAGCGATCCGCGCCTCGACGCAACAGGCCTTTGCCGCCTTCCACGTCAGCTCGCTTGCGAAATCGACGTCGTCGTCGTCGGCCGCGCCCGTCGTGACGCGTACCGCACCGCCGGCCTGGGCATTGATGGCCGCCGCGCCTCCGTTCACGCCCGCCACCGCCCAGTCGTTGGTCGTGTCGAGCGCGATCCCGGTGAATTCGTCGAACATGACCACGGGGGCCATAACCCCCGTGGTCTCGTTGGTGGTGGATTCGAAGTGAACGAGGTTCTGATTGAGGTACTTCGCTTTGGTGCTCATGCTCTCGGCTTCTCCTGCGGCCCCGGTTGCCATCCCGCCCTCGCGGACGAGGCCGTGGTTACGATTTCAATTAGTCGACTTTCGCGTCCTGCATCGTCGCCTGGGAATAGCGCGCACCCACCAACAGGTAAGTCACGGCGATGAGGTCCGCGTTTGCGCCCGGGGTCGCGATGTTTACCCGAACGCAGTCGAAATCGTTCGACACGTCCAGGCTGTCCGCCGGCACTTCGATGACGTTGATGGTGTTCGCCACCGCCGGCAGGTCGAACGTGTTCGCCGTCACGGCCGTCTTGGTGAAAGTCGTGCCCGTAAGCCCAACCTTGGTAAACCGCTCGGTGAACGCCAGCGCCTTCGCGTTCCCCGCTGAAACGTCCGTGGCCTGCAGGAGCGTCACCGCTGGCGTTCCGCCCGCCCACGCGCCCTGCTGGATGATGATGACCAGGCGCTCGTAGCCGGCCAGCGACACGTAGTCGCCCGTCACCGCGGCGCCCGTGGTGTCGACCGGAACCGCGCCGACTTCGACCTGGTTGTTGTCCAGAAACCTCATGGCTCTGTGTCCTTTCCGTTGACGGCGCACCGCGCCGCCCAAGGGCTTGCGCCCGCTGCGTTAGGCGCGCGTCGCCAGCGTGACGAACGGCGAAGTCGTGTTGGCGCCCTTGAAGGGCGTGATGGGGGACGCGAGCCAGGGCTGGCCGTCCACCTGGAACAGGAATCGGAACGCCGTCTCGTTGAAATCGAACCGAAGGTGCATCGACATCGCTTCCTCGACGCCCCCCACGGTGCCCGTCGCGTAGGCGCTGAGGTCCGCAAGGATAATGTCGCCCACCGTGCCGACCGTCGAGCAGTACTCGATCGGAACCACCGGCCGACCCATCAGGGTCGCGTAGGGAGACTGGCTCAGGCCGCCAGGAGGCATGTACACCGGCTGGCCGGCCGCTCCGACGCCGATCGTCATCAACGACAACTGCGGTTCGCAGTCCTGGTTGATGTACCACTTCGCCGTCTGTCGCGACCGCGCGTGAAGGCGCGAGAACATCTTCATGATGTTTTCCGAGACGATCGTCGCCGCGCCCTGGCCGACTTCCTTCGGAACCTCCACGACGCACTTCGATTTCAGGATGCCCAGCGGCTTCCCGGCGCCCGTGCCCTCGATGATGGCGTCGTTGGTGAGGAAGTTGATTTCGTCCGTCGCCGCCCGGTTGAGGTACTGCGCGAGCGCCGCGGCGTTCTTCAGGAGCTTGTCGGTGACGTACACCAGCACGGCCATGCCGTGAGGCTCGAGCTTGAGCTGGCGCACCTTGGGAGCGCTGCCGGTCATCTGGGCAGCTTCGGCAAGCCAATACCCGCGGATGCCCCCGTAACGGCTTCCCGTTGCCCGGCTCGTTTCGGCGTTTGCCGCGAACGTCAGGCTTTCGCCTTCGACCGTGTAGTTGTCGGTTTCGGCCAGCAGGTTGTCCGGGGTCTTGTTGAGACCGTCCCAGATCTCCGTCGAAAACGACGGAGGCACCATGTAGCCGCCGTCCGGGCCCGATCCTTGCGACATGCCCGTCGCAGCCGCGCTCAGATCCAGGAGACGCTCGTCGACCGAGACGTTCCCGGGGGTTTGCGCGCGCTGCACCGCCGTCGCAAATTCGCCCATGTGCTTGAAGCCGCGGGCCTCGTCGTGGCGACTCGCGTGGCCTTCCACGGTG